GTGAGTGTTGCTCAGTCTCTTGTCAAGCCTCTAACTTGGCGCGGTAGACGGCGGCTTCAACGGCGTTGCCGATTGCCTCTTCGTCCAACTTGATGCCACGCTTGGCGCACTCGGAGCGCACGAGCGCGAGAGCGGCTTCGCGCTTCTCTGCGCCAGCCTTGCTGCTCAGGGTCTGGTTGATGCTCGCCACGGTCGCAGCTGCGATCTTCTCCAGCATCGCGTACTGCTCGCGGCTGACGTTCGCCTGAATCAAGTTGATGACTTGCTTGGCGAGGTAGCCGAGCGCGCCGATGGCGACTGGCACGAGTCCAACGATGAGTGCGTTCAAGAGGTCGTTCACGATTGGGTCCATCTGCTCCTACTTTCTGTGTACGAGGATCATCGCCGGAGGAGTCGGGAACCCCGCCTCGCCCTTCGAGTCTCGCAGCACCTTCACTTCGGCAGGGGTGGCTGACCGTCCTGGCTTGCCTTCCTGCATCGTCGGACAAGCATAGACCCAGCCGCCGTTCTCATAGACCAGCACGACGTAGTGGCCGTAGGTGGCGAGGGGTTGCTTCTTCCAGTAATCGCGCTGCCACTTGGAGCGCAGGTTGTCTGGCACGCTCTTCTGGCTCGCCTGAATGTTCAGGATAAGTGCAGCGCCGTTCTTGACTTGGTTGCTAACCTCGCTCCAGTCATACGCCACGCGCGCGTGGAGTCCGAGAATCTTCCCAGCCTTCGCCAGTTCTCGTGCGCTCGTGCCTTCTGCGCCAGTCGGCGTGTCCACACGCCCCGCCTGCGCGCAGGCTTTGTGCGCTTGCTTCGTGGTGGTCGGAAGTCCGAGGAAGGTCGCGCAGGTGGCGAGACTTGCAGGTCCGCAGTCGTCCATCGCCTTCACGCCGAGGCGCTCGGCGAGTCCGAGTTGCGAGCGGACGATCAGGCTCACTTCCCTTGACCTTGCATCCAGGCGAGAAGGCCGCCGAGTCCAGAGACGCCGAGCAGTGCGATAACGAACTTGGCGAGCCGATAGGCGCCGCGAGACTCTGCCAACTCCACCTTGATGTCCGCGAGATCGCGCTCGATGCGGTCAAGCCGCTTGAGGATCTCCGTACTCTGGCTTGCGGTCATAGGTCAGGCTCCGTGGCTTCAGGCTCAGGGGTTGTCTCTTCAACTATAGCGAGAGGCTCCTCAATGACCTCGCTCGTGCCTTCCACGATTTCTGGCTCAGGCTCTGGCTCAGGCTGCGGTGGTGGTGCGAATACGCCGTCAAGATACGAGCCGCCAATCCAAACGCTCGTGCCAGCCTCCACCTCAATCACTTGCGTTGCACCAAACATCGTTGCCTGGTCGAGCAGGAATAGTTGCTGCTGCGCTGGCGTGAGGTTGCCAACGATGAGATTGACCACGATGCCGTCAGCGTCAAGAAAGGCGTGCTTAGGCAACATACGCAATCACCACGAGTCCATTGGAGCCAGATGTCGCGCCAGCAACGGTGGCTGTGATTTCTGAGTTGGTATAGGAGGTTGTCTGAGATGTTCCAATCCCAACTACACCGATTGCTACGCCGCCGCCAGCGGCGCCGCCAGCACCATTTGCTGAGCCAGCGGTTGTTCCAGGCGTGCCGCCTGTGATTGTGTAAGTCTTTCCAATCCCGCCCACAAGTGCGCTGATGACGCTGACCACTGCTGCTCCTCCTGCGCCACCCGCTGCGCCATCGCCGCCACTACCGCCTGAGCCAGATGTGACGGTTCCAGTTGTGCTTGCAGTACCAGCAGGTGTGTTCACCGTGTTTGCAGCAGAGTTTCCACCTGCGCCAAGCAACCCTGCGGTGCCGCGTGCGCCAGCCGTTCCAAACGAACTGACCTCATTAGAACTTGCGGTGCCGCTGACCGTGAAGGTTCCAACTCCAGATGTTCCTGCTTGCTGGAATGCGTATGGGTAGTAAGGGAATGATGTCGTGGTGGTAGTGCCAGCAGGAATGGTTTGTGCCGCTCCAGTCTGCGTAAAGATGTTCGCGCCCCACGTTGTTGAGTATGAAGGCGTGCCGCTGTTGTTGTTGCCACCGCCAGCCGCAACCACGAATGAACCAAACGAAGTGTTGCCGCCGTTGCTTGCGTTGCCAGAACTTATTGAGTAGTTCGTTGTGGAATCGCCAACAGCCTTTGTGAAAGAAGTTCCTGCGCCTCCAGCACCGCCAGCTCCAACACTCACGGATACCGATGCAGCCGTTCCAAGCGAGATGTCACGGGCAAGCACTAAGTCTCCACCCTTGCCGATTGTCCCAGCCGTTGAACTTTGGCTTGCTGCGCGTTGACCGAGGATGCGAATGCTCCCAGACTTGCCGCCTTGCCCTGCGCCGATGGCAACGACGGCAATCAGACTTGTGACCCCAGTTGGCACCGTCCAGGTATCGCTGGTTGTGAAGGTTTCTGTCACGAGGAAAGATTGCGCGCCGCCGCCTGCACCAGCCGAAGTCTGGAGCAGCGTACTCTTGAGCGTGACGCTCGTGGCGCTCGTGACAGGAGCAGTTGCCGTCAGCTTATAGGTCAAGTCCACATAGTGCGCCGCCGCGCTGATGGCCGTGCCGCCTGTGGTGGTGGTGCCGCTCATTGAAGTCCAAGTGGTGTTGTCATAGATGGTTGCCACCGTGCCTGAGTGCAGGAGCGTATTGGTTGCGTCGTAGTATGAAGCCGTGAGCTGTAAATTCCATTGTGTAGTGCCGGCATAGGTGCCGTTTTTGCTTACCACCGCAAGTGCCTTTTGGCGCAATGAAAGGTTATCGTCATTGACCAAATAACTGCGCGTGGTCATCGTCAGGTAGTCATCGGTGGTTGCGGTGCCTGGGTCAAGTTTGATGCCCCAGCCATTAGTGGTTTCGTCATAAACCGCCGTTGCCGTCATTACGCCTTCGCTGTATTCCTGAATATCCCAATATGGCAGCTGGTTGCCCTCGTTGATGGTAAGCATCGTGTCTGGCGGGGTCAGCTCAAAGGTGGCATTGGGCAAGCCAAAGAGCGCCTGCACACGCGCCGCATAGCCAAGCGGTGACGCACCAAAAGTAGTGTCAGCGCTAATAATTGGGTTGCCCTGATTATCAACGGTCTGACTAAGATTTTGGCTAATCAGCCCTTTGCTTGAGCCAAAGTTTGACATATCTTATCCCCTTAAATTCGCAATGAGTGAAGCAAGGTCGCTTGGGTTGCGCCGGTTAAATGTGATTGTAATCCTTTGAATGTAAGACCCTGGCTCAAGGCTCCAATCTACCTGCTCAACGCGGTAAAGGCCGCTCAACCCAAGCCCAGCTGCAACCACCTCAACATACTGCCCAGGCTCCCAGCGGCTCACCAGCGCAAAGCTTGAAACTCCAGTTTGCGCGTAGCCTGCGCTGAAGCCGTATTGATTGTGTGCCGCCGTACCGGCACCAGCCAGCGTAAATTGCCCTGACAGCATCGGCTTGTATCGCTCCACAAAATAGGCAGCTGCTGCGCGATTAACCTGAGCGCCTTGATTATTGGATGCGCCTGGGAAGTCAACCACTTCATCAAACACCGGTGCGCCAGTGCGAGCGGCAAACACGCGCACTCCATCCTCATCATACATATCACTGTATGCAAGCACTGTAGTAAGCGGCGCTCCGCCGCCAGCCGCAGGCAAAGTAAACTGCGCGTTTTTAACTGTGCTGTGGTCATAGTTGACGCTCAGACTAAATGGCGCAACGGTAGCCTTGCCAGTGGTGGTATTAGGCGTGCCAGCGCCAGTAATAATTATGGAGTAGGGTGCATTGGCATAAGTAGGCTGGCTAGCGGTGTCAACTAGCTTGTAGTTAAGTTTTCCTGCAAGGTCAACATAATACCTTCGCTCTTTAACATCAGAGCCAGCGTAAGTTTCAATGACCGTATCAAGAGCAGAGCGCAGCGAGCAAGATGAAAACTGAATAGCAGGCCCATTTGCATAGACTGTGCCGCCTGTAATGTTGGCGGTGCTGCTCGTGTTGAGCACGCGCTGCAGCGGGTAATCATTAGACTTGTATTGGTTGGTGAGCGCCAGCAAATTAGTTACTGCCTCTGATTCGCTCAAGCCGCCGGGGATGCTGACGGTGACTTGCCCAGGCTGCTGCGTGGCATCGCGCGCAACGCCAGAGGAGAATACCTTGCCTGTGCTAGTAAAGCTTCCCCAGGTGTTTTTGTATGGCTTTCGCAGGCGGCATTTGAACTTTGTATCACTAACGCGCACCACATCGCTCCCGCTAAAGGTGGTGTCCACAAGGTATCGCAAGGTGGTGCTGTCACCCCAACCAGACAGCCCACCACGCCTTAGGCGCACGGTATCGCCGCTTTCAATGAAAAACCTATTGCTGCCAGTGGCAGTCAGCACCACCCAGTCGTTGCTCTTGCCGTCGCGCGAGAATGTGGCGTCAGCCGTTCCTGAACTGCTTGTATTGGCGCCTGAGTTTGATGCCGTGAAGGTGCGCCCTCCTGTGTTGGTGATTGTGAAGGTGCCGTTGAATCCAGCCGTGCCGCCGCCCAGCACGCCGCTAATCTTGATTGCCTGACCAGTTACAAAACCGTGGTCAACTGTGGTGGTATAGGTCACGGTGTTGCTGATGCGTTGCGCGCTCTCAATCGTGCGCGCCGCGCCTGTCTTGCCGAATACTGCAACGCGGTCAAGCAGCACATTGGCATCAGAGAGCTGCACGGCGGTGATTGTCCCCTGCCCTGAGCCGTTGAGCGTTGAGTTTACGGAGTCAAGCACCCCCAGAAAGTAGACATCAGAGGAATCTGTTGCTGGGGTGGTGCCTGTGTTTTTATAGATAAGCCTGATGCGCGTGTTATCTGGGATAAGATTGAACCACGGCCCGCCTGCCGGTGTAGTTTCCTGCAGAACCACAAGGCTCATTGTAGAGCCAGAGCCGTCACCGTTTGCACTCAGATTGAGTGTGGAGATATCAGCAATCATTGCGTTTTGCCGTGCTGTTCCAACCGCATAATTGATAGGCGGGTTAAGCAGGTCATAGGATGCGAAGGCACTGCCAACTGTAGCCGTGCCAGCTGAACCCGCCGCGGTGTAGGTAAACGCGCTACCGCTCGTAACCGTCACCTCATACATACCCACCATTGAAGTGCCAGCAACTCCCGTAGTGGCACCCACCTGAATGTAAGCGCCAGTGGTCAGCCCGTGCGGGCTGCTCGTGGTAATGGTGACGGTACTAGATACCCGCACTGCTGATGCAATGGGGGCAATATCCATAAGCAGCTGGTATGGCGCTGTAGCCATTTATGGATTCCTTGGGTACGAGCGCTGGCTGCTGCTTCCTCTGGCTTGATTAGCCAGGTAACTGCTGGTGTTATTTGCAATGGTGCGCCCATCAAGGTTGACACTTAGATTTGCGGTGAATCCGCCGCCGGTGGTTGCGCCCATACCAAACACATTGCTTGCAGCAGCGGCACCTTGTGAAGTTTTAATTTTGGCTTGCGATTCTGCGCCGCTTACCTGATTAAGTGCGTTGACCACATTGGCAATGTTATTTACCAGCCAAGTCAGCGCGTCAAAGAATGGCTTGGCAAGGGCAAAGGCTGCTTCAATTGCTTTGCCCAGCAACATAAATGCTCCAGCAAGAGCCCCCTCACCATCGCCCCACAGCGCTGCGATAAGTTTGCCAACAGCTGTAAACAAACCATCAGGCCCAGTAAGTGCGCTAACTACCGCATCAAGCTCTGGCTTAAACTCATCAACGATTGAGCCAACTACCTTGCCAACGCTCTCAACCATTCCACCTGGAGCGGTCAGCCCACCAATCGTATCGGCAATAGCAGTGCCAAGATTGCTTAGGGCTTCCTCTGCAACCGGCAACACATTGGTGGTGAGGAAGCTGAGTGCATCATTAACTACGGGCAGCAACTTTGCACCCATATCCTCCATTGCCTCATTCAGCCGAATCTGCGCAGCCTCAAATTTTACCGCTGTGCTATTGGCAATCTCATCCGCAACGCCAGCATATTTCTCGCTGGCTGCGCGCAGAATATCTTGCTTGCTTGCGCCCTTCTCAACCACAATACCTAGTGCTGCCAGCCCGCGGGTGCTTCCCTGGGCACCGCGCCCAAGTGCCATCATTACGGTGCTTACATCCTTGCCGGTTGCAGCGGCAATGTCTGCCGCAATCGCATTAGCCTTGAGCAGCTGGTTTTGCTTGGTAAAGAATCGGCTGCCTACCTCAAGCCCAGCACGCACATCGTCATCAGTCATACCAAGGCGCTGGAATGCCTTGATTTGCTCATTCATCTTTGGCTTCAGCGTGTCCA